GTACTACTTAAACTGCGAAGTCTGCTGCTGCGGAAGTTGTTCCGCCAAACTTCTCACCATCTTCTAACTTCTGCACGTTGTTTAAACCTGCAGCAATACCCTTAGAGCCGCTTGTATCGTACGGATACAATGTGATTGAGGCACGACCATAGCAACCTGAGTAGAACTCGCTGGTGTCAATGATTGGGTTCAAATCTGCGTCAACAATGCCGGGCTTTTCGTTAGAGCTGGCGTTGATAAAATAGTGACCTGCGTATGCTGGGTCATCTTTCTCTGCATCACCATCACGTAAACCACCTTTTAACAACTTAGGAACTGAGCCACCCCACACTGTGGCGTTAGCTGTCTTAGTATCCTCAAATGCTTTCTTAAAACGGTCCACAGTCTCTTTGTCAGACTTAGGGATTAAGATTGAAACTGAGTACTTTAATGTGCCGTTAGGTGTCTCACCCGGAGCGAACACGTTAGCGTAAGAAAAACGTACTTTACCAGTTACAAACTTGGTTTTGATTGATTTTGATGCCATGGTTTTAATTCCTTTTAAACATTAAGATTGGTCTTCAGTAGGGGCCAACCTGTCTACCCTTTTACTACATATATTAATACAAAATCCTGTACTTCTAAATTTCACAATATGAAATAGCTTAGGCGTCGTATAAAATACCTAGTTCACCCATTGCCTGCTTCATTGCTAATGCTTTTATAAAATCTGTTAAGTACTCAAATTCAAATAAAATTTCTGGGTCTTCTGCTACCATGTCAACAATTTCATTAATAGACGCTCTTAACTGGCAGACACCTTCTCTGTATCCACTGCCCGGTAAAGTCTCAAAATCTTTTATGAATTTGTCGATCATTATATCTGGTACTTCAATTTCTTGATCGTAGCACTCTACCCTCATACCGTCTCCTATTTTGCCACCATCACCAACCCTACGTTGCCCATGGCGTAACCTAAAAACATGATGCCTGTACCAATACCACCTTTATAAAACTGATCACAGGCGACTATAAAATAAACTACACCCATTGCTGCAATTAACCATGTACTCATGCGAAGTCCTCCTTAGCGTCTTCTTTCACTTTGACTAGCTTTGGTTCACCATCTGGCCTTTGGATCAAATCACCTAGCCATGCGGCTACTTGTCCTTTAGGTCCTAGTTTCTCTAACGTCGCAATAGATTTGAGCTTAGGAGCCTCCCAAATAATTTCTGGGCTCATACCCTTCTCAACTAAAACGGTGGCTGCTAAGGCCGTGTCAGAGATTTTACGGTGGGTCTTTGTGGTAGATAGCTTGTATCCCGGAGGAACAACACCATGATCTATTGCACGGGTTAATGCAAACTCTTCTACGTCGTTAGCCCAAGTTCTTAATTGTCCTGCTTTTACTAAGACTTCACTGACTTCTTCCGCAGTGAGGAGGGCCGGGGTTTTGAACTCTTGACGCGCAAGTTCTGTGTTGTAGTCTGAGCGGGCGCGGCACTGGGCTTTTGCACGGCAGAACTGACACCAGTCACCGGGTAAAAACTCTCCAGCCCCCGACCACGCTTTCTTGGCTTTTGGTTTGACGAAGTAGTTTGCCCAGTCGACGAGCTTAGCAATGGTAGTCCCGTCAGTTGATATGCTGTCCAAGCGAGGCTGATGGATCGTGTAGGATACTTCTCGAATATCCGGATACTCTTCTTTAAATTTCGACCATGCTCCGAGAGCGTATAACCGAAGCTGTGTGTTGTCGAGTGCTGATACTGGCACACCCTTCCCAAACTTGAGGTCGATGACGCGAATGGAATGCTTAGAAAGTATGACCACATCCGCTGTGCCAAAACCGTCGGGAACCCAATCGCTAAAGTCAACTCTCTGCTCAAATAAAGGAATGTCTCCTTCACCGATTTGAGAGCGGACATATAAAACGTAGCTATCGACGTGAGCCTCGAAATCGTCGTTGTAGTAGGGTGTCGCTTTGATGATCTCGTATTCTTTTTCATATTCCTCTATTCCTATTTGTCCAAAATAATGTCTTAGTTTTGCCTCCGCCAGTGAGTGGGCCATAGTACCCTCTTGACTAAAGTCAAAAGCGTTACTGCCTCGTTTTTGTTCTGGGAGAGTTGCTTCTAATTTGGCAGACGGTGTGCAAGACAACCATCGTTTACTGCCTGAAGCGGATAGGAGAGCGTGTGCGGTCATTTTAGCCTTTTTAACTTTTTATTTGTACATATATTAATACAAAAAAAGGGGCCCTTTTGGACCCCTTTTTAGGAAAAACTGAAAATAAATATTGTTACACTTTTAGGGCGGCAATCAAATCACCAATTTCTTTATTAAAATCTACCGTAATTTCTTGTTTTACTGTGGACTTTACTTCTCGATTGTCTTTGTAATCATCGGGATACTGGCCGCGTAATGCAATCTCTGCTACGCGGCTGTTAAATGCCTTGTTGTCAATATTGGCTAGGAGCATCATCTCCCAATAAGATTGGCCGTAAGTTGTAGCCATGTCCATAGTCTCAGCAAAGAATGGATCTTCTTGCTTCCACTTGGCTGCTGTTGCCTTACTAATGTTAATAGCAGCGTACATGCTTTTTTGGGACGAGCCCTGTTGACCGAGTTCTAAAATGGTCTTTGCCATTTCCTCAGTAAATACCTTTTTATTTGCTGGTGCTTTTTTAGCTGCCACATTTCCACCTTTTTAGTGCTGCTGCTTTGCGTGTTGGTTTACCACTCTCGTCCTTCATAGGACCTTTGACGCCACTCATACGAGCGCAGAATGAGTCTTTACGTGCGCCACCTTGAGGCTGGGGCGCTTTTAAATTAGAGCCCGTTGCTGCGTTGTACTTAGCCCGACCTTTTGCTGTTAAGCCTGCGCCCTGTGACGCTGGTAACTTCTCACCGCGCCCAATAGCTAAGGATGGAGCTTTTTTCTTTGTTGCCATTATTTCTTAGCAGTCTTTGCTGATTGTTTAAATGCGTCTTTGGTGGGGGCACCCTTGGTGCCGGGCTTACGCATCTTTTCGCCAGAACCGGCTTTGATGCGTTCTTGTTTAGCGTGGATGTTTGCGTATAAACCGGGTTTAGTTGCCACTGTAAAGTTTCCGTGATTTATTGTAAAGTTCTAGGGCTTCCACCTAGACCCTCTTCGCTTTAGCGCCTGCGAGTCCAAGGCGACTAATTGTTTAGAATATTACTGAAACGCCAGCTAATTTCTTAGCCACGCTTGCTAGTTCTTTGGTATATTGACCGCTGATAAAGGTATTGATTTCAATAGCCTTGTCAATGATCTCTTCGGTTGTTGGAAAAGCTGGAGCTAAATCTGCAGCTTCTTTAGACGTCTTGTTAAGCACTTCCCACGCTGCCAAGCTGGCTTCATGTTGCTTAACCAAAAGGTCTTTAGCTGTGTTAAAAATAGAAAAGCGTAGTTCAAATGGGGATACCATAGTAAATCTCCTGTGTGTAGTGTGTGTATAAGACTGCCCGCATCTGGTTACAAAATCCTTGCTGTCTTGGGCGTTGCAAGAATGCCAGATTCTATGCAGGTGTCTGGCAACCTGTGGCTTTATTTACAGCCAAGGGGGATAGGAGCGCTTCCCAGCGTGTCCTATATATAATAATACAAAAATAAGACTCAATCCGCCCCTATTCATCGCCCGGGATAATAATCTTCCTAACAGGCTTTTCTTTGGCTTTTTGGTCGCTTTCCATCTTTTTTCTAAACATGGGCATCATGTCATTAACAAACTGCTTGGTCATGGCCTCTGCCAGCATGCGGTGCTTCATTTCCTGCTCTTCAGAAATCTTGGCAGTCTTTTCGTCAACTGCCTTTTGAATGTCAGTACTAAAGCCACGGTGCCTTAGAAAGTTACGAATGAAGTTATCTGTCAATTCTTTTCCTCCAAATCTTTTGGTACCCCATCTGCGTTAAACGCAGCTTCTAATCCAGCTTTTGCTTTTTCAACTTGTGGCTGGGCTTGCATTTGAATAGCGTTAATAAAGCTAACCAAAGTAATTGCTGGTACTTGACTTGGAGTGTTAAGAATATTTAACAGTGCGTTTACTTCTTTCACTGAAAACTCTAATGTTACTGCAAAATCATCTAATGCTGCTTCTACTTTTTCTTTCATTTTTTACTTCCTTTCTTTTGTTTATCGGGCACTGCAAATACTTTTTCAAATCTATCGTTCTTAATCATTATTTCAAAACCATCCCAGATGCGCTGAATCTTTAAATCGTTTGTGTACTTGATTGCATCCAAACGATTCAAAAACTCATCATCTGAGAATGGGCCTTCTGATCTGTCATAGTGCTGGCGAATCAATTCATCAATGTTCTCGTTTGTTTCCCAAAGTTTTATGATGTCCTGCTCTAAATCAAATCGGTTGTAGTTACTAAATAATTTCATTTCTTTTTTGCCTTTTTAATTTCTGCATCAAAGTCAGTGCTATACCAACCGCCGACTAACTTAAGCGCTGGTAATAATTCTTTCCAAGCCTCTACATCATCTTCATGCCAGCAACTCTTTGGATCTTTTAAATTTTTACTTATTGATACATAACTTTGTGCCAAATTAGCCACAACAATCTCATCAGTAAAATCATCTTCAAGTTCTAATATCATATTTTTGTTCCTTCGGTAAAGGGCATACATGCCGCCCCTGAATAAGTTATTTCTGGTTTAAAAGGTAATGCTAAAAAATTCTTTCTCATTACTTCACACTTAGCTTTTTCCATAGAAACGGTGCTTGTAAAAAAGTCACACTGAGAACTAATACATACAATACTAACAAAAATAAAAGCGTTCATTTTCCACACTCCGGGTCTAATTGGCGCTTAGCAATCTCACGCTCGATATACCACTTGGCTTTTTTTAAATCTTCAACAGCATCTTTTTTTAAATCACATCGCCAAATATATTTAACCGCGTTACCAAGGTTAAACCCCATGTGCTCCGTGACTTGTATACACTCTATGCCGGATGGGTGGGCTGTGTAATGTTTAGGTTGGTTGACCGGATCGTGCATGGCGCATCTCCTTTAATTGTTCTTCCATGGCGTGGGCCTCCTCTACAGAATCACAAACCCAAATGCCTAGTAAATCTTTATACATACTGGTATCAATATCTTCTACCCCAGCAATAGTTTCCATAACGTAGTTACCTTTGATGCGATGCTCTACAATAAAAGTTGTCATAGCTGCAATTCCTTTTTAATAAACTCTATCCCTTTTAAAAAATGATAGCGCCAATGTTTTTCTGTTACCCCTAAATCAATATGGGTCATGCCGTCTAAAAAACCTTCAATGATAAACCGTTGTTTTGGCATCATCTTGTTTTCAATCAATCTACGTATGTCGTTAATATCTTCCTGATCCCACGGTTGCCAACCCTCGACTATGTGATTTGATATAGTGTCCGAATCGTCTTGTTCAATTGGGTCAATGTCCTCATCAGATAGCCTTGGGGCTATTGCGTTTATTTTATGCTTGGTTTTTGTGCGTTTTGAGGTCATGCTTATATTAATACAAAATTGAGTGAGTTTAAAAGTGCCTCTTGCAAATTTATTTTGCCATCTAATACTTTGACCACCTGCTCGTCAATACTATTAGACACGGTTAGATGGTGTATGATAACCGGCTTTTCTTGCCCTTGGCGGTAAATTCGTGCGTTGGCCTGAATGTAATTTTCAGAGCTCCACGGGAGGTCAAACCACACCGTTTGTGCAGTGTCACCAACGTTGCACTGTAGATTGAGCCCAATTCCTCCCGATTGGGGATGGGCAAGGAGCATACGAATCTCGCCGCGACGCCACGCTTCGATGTTGTCATCGTCCAAGACCACAGCCTGCGGGAACTGAAGACGTAGTCTCTGTAATGAATGTTTGAAGTGGTAGAAGACCAACGTGGGAGACGAAGATTCTTCCATGATCGACTCAAGCCGTTCCAATTTGCTACGGTGTATTTCTTGCGTTTCTCCATCCGCTGTGTAAACTGCGCCCGAGGTGAATTGCAAGAGCTTGTTCGCCAGTGTCGCTGCTGTTGGAGCTGTGATTTTTTCCCGCCCGATCTCAGTGACCATATCTTTTCTAAGTTGCTCATATTGGTTCCTTGCCTGTTTGTCTATTTCAATTGTGTGATAAAGCGACGTACAGCTAGGTAGCTGCAAATAATCTTCAGCTTTAAGACTAAAGCAAATATCTTCAATCTTGTCTTTAATAATCTGATCTGCATTTGGTTGTAGTTTCCATGAATAAATAACCCGTGTATGCCTGTTCATCTGGTCGGGTTGCATGTACTTATCCCTAAAGCGGGTCAAGCTAGTCTCTAAACGCTGCCCTAAGTCCAATATACCCACCTGTGACCAGAGATCGGCCATGCCCTGAGGGGTAGGTGTGCCGGTGAGGATTAAACGCCGTGAGAACCCCTTTAAATGCTTCTTAAGCGCCTTAAAACGCTTGGTGCTTGGGTCCTTAAATCGGCTAGACTCATCTATTACTAAGTTAGTAAACACTAACTTATCTGAAAGGCCACAAAGCCACGCCACGTTCTCAAGATTTATCAGGTATATGTCCGCGTTTTTGTTCAGCGAGGATATTCTCTGCGCAGGGGAGCCCATTATTTTGGATGTCGTAAGATGTGATAAATGTTCCCACTTCTTGACTTCCGCGTCCCACACTGTCTCCGCTACTCTCTTGGGCGCGATGATCAGTGTCTTTCCCTTGAACTGCTCCGCTATGATAGTAAGCGTAGTGATGGTCTTGCCCAAACCCGGCGGTAAAAAGAGCCCCATATTTGGTATCAAAGTTGCCTTTTGAATGATCTCCTGTTGGTACTGGTGTAGCTGGTTTCTCTTTAACATTTACTTTCTTTCTAGCTTCATGCAGCCAATCTGCTACAGCGTACAATTCTTTTTCGGTTACGTCTTGTTTTATTGTGTTGGCTTTTAACGAAATAAAAACCACGTTACCTTTAATGTAACCGAGCTCTGGAATAACTCTATCCACTGACGGCCTATATGGGTGTGCTCCATTACCTTGTCCCCATACAAACGGTGTTTTAAAAACAGGGCACTCATCTGTTGCGATTGATTCTAAATATTCTAAGTCAATGTCATGCGGTAAATTTTGTGCAATTGATC